GATTTTTGGTAATAAAGTATACGTGTTTGATGGGGCAAAAGCAGATTCATGGAAAAAGGCACGTGGATTTACAGCAGCAGGGGCTTTCGTCAATGAAGGAACCGCATTACATGACACATTTGTAAAAGAAGTTATTTCACGTTGTTCTTACCCAGGAGCTAGAGTATTAATTGATACAAACCCGGAGAATCCAGCGCACAGTATCAAGAAAGACTACATTGACAAAGATGGTCAAACTTTAGAAAGTGGTCGTTTGAACATTCGCGTGTTCAATTTTTCTCTATTTGATAACGATAAATTAGATGAGGAATACATCGAATCAATTGTAGCAAGTACGCCTTCTGGTATGTTTACTGAACGTGATATTCACGGACGCTGGGTAGCTGCAGAAGGTATAGTATATAAAGATTTTAAAGAGAAAGTACATTATGTTTCTTTAGAGGAATTCGCCAAAAAGAATATCGTAAAATATTTTGCTGGTGTTGACTGGGGATATGAGCACTTCGGATCTATTGTTGTACTGGCAGAAGACGACCAAGGCGATGTGTATTTGTGTGAAGAGCATGCTCATCAATATTATGAAATTGATGATTGGGTAAAGATAGCTAAAGATATTAAAGAGCGTTATGGCAATATCAATTTTTATTGTGATACAGCTCGACCAGAACATGTTGCACGTTTCAAACGCGAAAAAATACGAGCATTCAATGCAAAGAAAGCAGTTGTTGCAGGGATTGAAGAAGTAGCTAGACGTTTCAAACTGGAAAGGTTGTTTGTTGTTCGTGATAAAGTGAAACGTTTTGAAGATGAAATTTTTCAATACGTGTGGAATTCGAGCACAGGAGAACCAGTGAAGTTGTGGGATGACGTACTGGATGCTTTACGTTATGCGATTTATACGCATTATTATAAAGAAATCATCACAGGGAAAAACCGATAAGGAGGTGTTTCAGTGAACGAATACATTGCTTATATCGATGCGAAGGGTGTTACACCTTTATTACTTAATAAGCTAGTAGATGAAACAAAGGCTGAAAGAAACAAGCGACTACTAAACTATAACCGGTACAAAGCAGAACTATCAGCAGTACCGATTTTAACACGTAAACCAACTGATTACGCTCAAGGTAATGACAATGTTGTACGTGTTGACGACAAGGTGAACAATACACTTAATAACCCTCTAGATGCTGAAATAGTAGATACAAAGGTTGGCTATATGTTTGGTAATCCAATTTCATACGTAGTAGATAAACAAGCTCAAAGCCTTGATAAATTATCCGAGGCCATTGAGCTTTTTAATTTGCGTAATTCTGTTGATGATCTTGATAGTGAGTCAGGCAAGAAAACAGCTATTTGTGGCTATTCAGCACGACTGCTTTATATTGATACCGATGGAAATGAACGGGTTACAACAATTGATCCATGGGAAACTATCATTCTTTCAGAAACAGCAGATGTCAGTGAGCCGAAATACGCTTTGCGATACTTCAAAAGTGCTGAACTAGATGCTGATGGTGAAAAAGTAGAAATTGAGCAGCTAATGTTTTACGATGCAACAACTGAAAAACTCTACACCCGCGCTGATACTGATTCACCTTTTGTTTTGAAAGACGAAAGGAAGCACTTATTCGACTATTGCCCTTTATTCGGTGTTCCCAATAACGAAGAGCTGCAGGGCGATGCAGACAAGGTGTATAACCTCATTGACGCTTACGACAGAACTCTATCTGATGCCTCTAACGAGATCGAACAATTTAGATTGGCGTACTTAGTGCTCAAAGAAGGTTGCTCGAACTGGCATTTTCGAATTAATGGGTGAAGATGACGACATTAAATATCTAACTAAAGACGTCAATGATCAAATGATTGAGAACCATTTAAACCGACTTGAAGAGAATATCATGCGGTTAGCAAAGAGTGTAAACTTCAGTGATGAATCGTTTGCAGGTAATGCTACTGGCGTAGCAATGAAATATAAGCTTATGGCACTTGAGAACAAATGTAAGACGATGGAGCGAAAATTTACGACTGCTCTACGTTATCAATTTAAGGTGCTGTGTAGTGCATGGGCCAAAAAAGGCATTTGTTCAAAGGACGATTACTTGAAAGTTTGGTATGAGTATAAGCGCAACATTCCTATCGACTTGTTATCGGAAGCACAAGCATCTCAAGCGTTAAAAGGATTAGTATCAGAGCGTACTCGCCTTTCTAAGTTGTCTGTTGTTGATGATGTGGAGTATGAACTTGAAGAGATGCAGAAGGATGCTCAATTGTATGGTAATGAACTTGAACCTTTGAACGAGGATAACGAAGATTCGAAAGAAGTTGATGAGTCATGAATCAACAGGAAATCAATCGTATCTTAGATGATTTAGAAGCTAAAGCTGAGAGGGACATTGAGGTTGTTTTTGCGAGAAGATTAAAGACTATTCTCGCTCAAATGTTAGAGATGCATCGTAAGTTTGGCAGAAATGGAGAAGCTACTTGGACTGACGTTAACAAATATAATCGCTTCAACCAAGAAATGAAATTAATTGCTCAACAGTTGAACGCTGACTACAAAGAGATTATTAAGCTTATACAAGCGTCAGAGGAACGTCTCTACATTGAAAGATACTTATTGATGGCTTACCTCTTACAACAGTCTACAGGAGAGGAAATGGGCTTTAAAATACCATCTGCTGAGATGATTCAAGTAGCGTTAACTAATCCTGTTGAGTTTCTTACTCTTCCTAAGATATTTGAAGTCCATAGGAACGAAATTATCA